TGATCCGGTGGCGAGATGATCTCCGCCATCTGATCACCCTTCGGTCCCAATGCCTTCATCTGGATCGCTAGGCTCAACAGCTTCGTCTTCTGCTGCGGCGCCAGTGGCAGATTCCCCATGTTCTCCACCAGCGTCTCCAGGAAGTCGCTCGCCTCCTGCCGCTGGCTCTCAAAGCTGGGACCCGTCGAGATCGTCAGGTCGTAATCCTCATCCGCAATCTGCTGATGGCTCGGTATTCCCTGCGCATCCATCTGCGGCGCATCGGGAGAGATCTTCACCATTTCCCGCGTATCATCGGCCTTATGCAGCGGAACCGTTCTCTCCGTGTCATAAACCACCGGAATCCAGCTCTCAATCACCCGCGCGGCATATTCCAGCGCCATGTGGAAGCTGTCCACGAAGTGGAACGAGCCCACCTGCTCTTGCGACTGAATCTTGCTCAGCGCAACTCCGCTCTTCTCCGTCTGCCGCGCCGCGGCCGTCGGCAGTGGCATGATCCCCATCGCACTCTGCACCGCACGCGCGGCCGAGTCCTTCGCCATCTCGTATTCCTGGAAGCCCAATGTCAGCGGAATCCGCTGCGGCGGCGGCAACGGAGTTCCGCCCGGCCCTTCGACCAAATCATACTGCAGCGTAGCTACCGGAACCTTGTGCGCCGTCGCCCATGCATCCGCGTCACTCTCAAACTGTCCCTTCGCCCCCACCCACGGAACCTTGGGAACAATTCCCGCGACTTCCATCTCCTGCGAGCAGAGGTACGCATGGCTCATCTGCGGATCACGCGCCCGGCGGATAAGGGAGAAGAACCGCCGTTCGCTTCCCGAGCCCTCACGTATCCATACCTGCTCGCCGAAGACGCCGATAATCGGAACATGCTCGCCTGGAATCTCGTGCTCTTCCAGAATCTCCAGCCCGTTCATGATGTACTGCTTAACCGAACGCTTCTCGACGATCCGCTTACTGCTGGTGTTGCTCTTGACCCGCGTAACCTCAACATCCCAGGCCTCGGCAACCGTGATCTGCCCTTCCTGTAGCCACTCGCCGGCCGTTCGGCGGTCCTCTTCGGTGAAGCTTTTCTTCTCCGCGTCCGGAAAACGCCGCTCGAATTCCTCGATCGACATCGTTTCCAGAACAAAACATCCGCGAGCGTCCGAACCATCCTGCTTCTTGAAGTCCGGATCATAGATCACCGAGTCCGGGTCACTGATGCCTTCAATCCAGATCTGCTGCTCATCCGTCTCGTCATTGACGTACTTCCGCGTCACCCGGAAGAACCCATAACTTCTCTGCAGTGCCGAGACAAACGCCGGAATGTAAGCCAGTCGCTGCGCCTTCGAGCGGTACTCAATCGAGCGAATCAGGTTCTGCCGCGTCTCCGCCTTGTTCTGATCCGCGCCCTCACCCGCTGGCTCAACCTTGATTCCCGGGGGATTCTGCCGCTGCCCATTCGCGGCCTGGTTGATGTACTGCGTCAACAGGTCATGCGAGATACACGGACGGCCGTTATCTTTGCGCTCCTTACGGTCGGCCGGGTCCCAGGGATCGCCGCAGACAAAGCGCATGTCAATCTCCGCTTCATCCTGCACTCGGCGCCACTTCGCCTTCCACTGGGTAAAGCGGTCGCGCAGCTGCTTCAGCTTCCGCTCTTTCGGGCTTTGCTCGTCAGCCATTGATCCTCTTTGTCATACATGCAGGGCAAACATCCTGCCCGTCATTGCCCCAGCCAGCGTCGCCAGCAATCATCACCGCGCGCCCGATGGTCGAGGCTTGGAAGCGCGCTGTCTCTCCACAGGCACAGTGGAACTCCACCGTTCCCTTCGCCGCCGCGGGCTTCGGACACCCTGGACAATATTCACGTTCATCGTGATACACCCAGCCGGCATCCCGAGCGCTCTTGATACACGCCACGCGCGTAGCTCCCCCAAAGCTCTCTTCCTTGGTGCAGCGCGCACAGGTCATCGTCACCGTCCGGTGCGCAATCGCCAGCTCGGCGCGCTTCTTCAGCCCAACCTCTGGGATCTTAAACGCGCTCAACTGCTGCTTCTCCGGGTCCCAGCTCATCAGCTGCTCGCGCTCGGCGATTTCTCCCGCCTTCGCGATGTACCGGTCCAGAGGCCACGCCTCAAAGCGCAGCTTCGGAGCCAGCGCCTCGTACATGTCTTTCCGGATCTCCGGCTGGCAGCTCACCAGCAGCGACCGGAAGTGATCATGGTCTCGAACCAACGGAGCCAACTCCACCCAGATCGTCTCCGCCTGGTCCAACGTCGGCAGCCCGTTCGCGCGCAGCAGCCGATTGACGATCCTCACCTGATCTGACTGTGCCGCGTTCATTCGCCCTCAGCCTCTTCGTCGTCTTCGCCCGGCGCCGAAGGGTTTAACCCAAGATGCTTGGCAACGTGATGCAGCATCTTTTCGTCGTCATCCTTGCCAAAGACATACTTCTCCGACTCGGGATACTCGTACCCGATGTCGTGGCCGGTCTTCCGCGGCTGCCGCTTGAAATGATGCTCGACGGTGTGACCGCCCTTCTCCGCCGGCTCAATCGAAATCCGCTCAATCTCTTTCTTCGCCATCACTTTTCTCCCAGAATTTTGTTTGCCTTCGCCCGAATCTTCGCCGCCTGCGCCGGACTCAGATTCCCAGCCTTCACCTGCTGCGTCGCCCGCGCCTTGGCATTCGCCGCGTGAGCCTTGTCTTCAACGGGATAACGACGGCCGGGCAATGCAAAATCGCTATTCGGCAACGCCTTCCGCTCCTTGCCGCTCAGTTTCGCCACTGTTTGCCTCCAGGTACGCAATCATCTTCCCAAGCAACTCCGTGCTGTCATAAACAAGTCCGAGGACCTTGTTGCACCTATCACAAATCCATCCCCGGAAATGCCCAAGCTTATGACAGTGGTCAAAGACCGTCTTATCTGGTTCACCGCATAATTCACAGCGCTCCGCGCGAGGTCTCCCAGCCAACTGCTCTTTTTGAGCCAACTGCCGCGCCAGATACGCCTGATTTCTTCTCCGCTGGCCTTCAGGGTCCTTCGCGCGCCGCTTACGGGCCTGTTCCGCTTCACGGGGAAGACGCTCTTCTCTCGTTCGTTGCCGATATTTGTCCTTAATGGCCTTCACTTTATCGGGGTGCTTCGCACGATAGCGGCGAGCCTCTTCTGCGCGGTTCTCCTTATGTGTGATCCGCCAAGCCTTCACGGCGGAATAAGCACTTCCAGACAACCGTCACCTCCGTGGATACTCACTGCTCATCTCGCGCGCCGCCGCACTCACACTCAACGCCGAGCCGCGCCCAGTCTTCGGCAACTGAAAGCTCTGAGCCGTGCTCTTTGGAGCCTTCAATACCTGCGGCTTCTCAGCAGGCATCGAGGCGGCCTTTACCACAATCTGGTGAATCCGCTCTGGAGTAAATCCGCTCATCTCAGCTCCATGCACTCAGCCGCGGCTTCATCGCCGCCGGCTTCTTCGGCTTCTGCGGCGCTACCGCCTGCGCAAACGTCAGACAAAATGCATCCGCATCGTCAGGGCTCGCCTCTCCGCGCGCCTGAATCTCCGCCTTGCTCTCGATCACCAACTTGCCGCTGTTGTTGATGTGGTAGCCAGGCAAAGCCAACTGCTCGCAAAGATCGTCATCGTCCGGCAGCGACCCCAACAGCAACCATTCCTTCGCCTTCGCCCACATGTGCGCCCGCATATTCAGCCGGTGCACATCCGGACTCGCTCCGCCAAAGTTCACCTCGTACACATTGGCGAACCCAAGGCTTTTCAATCGCTCCACAATCGGAGCCCCAAACGCCGAATCTACAAACATCGCCGCCAGTTGACGGTCAGGACGCCGGTCCCTCAATAGCTCGGCACAGATTCCCACTCGCTGCGACCTATTCGGGTCCAATTCCCCCGGAATCCGAATCGGAGGCAACGCTCGCCCATCCAACCCGCGCCGGAAGCGGATCACGTTCCAGGCTTTTCCACCACCGCTCACATCGAACCCAGCCACCAGCGGCTCATCCGGAAGCGCCACCTGAATCCGTCTCCGCGCCGCCTCCACCCTAGCCTTATCGATGTACTGCAACTCGCTCGCCGCCGGCGGTAATCCCAGCACGCGAACCTTGACGTAATCGCTCTCAATCCCGTAATCAGTGATCCACTGCTCCAGCAGAGCCTTATTCGTAAATCGGCTCTTCCGGCCATCCACTCGGCGATGATTCCACCGCGGCTTCAAGTCTCCGAAGCACACCCGGTAGAACATCCCCGTATTTCTAACCGGCTGACCCCAGGCGAAGAACATCGGCTCGCCGTCGGTCAATCCGCCGTGAGCCGTCTCCCAGACCTTGTCCGGAACCTCCGAAGCCTCGTCGAACAGATACCAGCTCGTCGAGTTCAAGGCGTGTTGTCCGGCAAAGGCCTGCGCGTTCTCTTCCTTGCAGGTCTGCTGCACCACCTTCCAGTTTTCCGGATGGCGCTTGTGATAAATCCCCGTCTTCTGAATCTCGAACCACCGGGAGGCGATGCAAAGCTTTCCCCAAAACTCAATCGCCGCCCACGTCCTCGATCGCAACTGCTGCGCGGTGCCCGCTGTAACCGTCCCGATAGAAAACGGTCTCGTGCACAACAGCCACCAGGCGATCCAACCACCCATCGCGCTCTTGCCCGTTCCGTGTCCTGATGCCTCGTTCATCAGGATCGGCATCACCGGAGTCGAGCCATCAAATCCGCGCTTCTCTACCTCTTGCGCGATAGACTGCAGAAACTCCGCCTGCAGCTCATCCGGACCCTCTTCCGCTTCCAGCGCTCCCGGCTCGCCCCACGGAAACGCAAACCTCACGAACCCCAGCGGATCGGCATAATACTTTGCTAGTTCCTCCGCCAGCTCAACGTCGGGATGCACGCTTCCTCGCCGCCGCCAACCGCGCGACTACATCGTCCGTAACGTCCACTTCAATCTTGTCCGTGAAAAGCTTCAGATACCGGCCCAGCAACTCCAGCGACGCGCGCTTGTCCGTGAGCTTGTACTTCTTCAGCAGCCCATAGGCATGCTTCTCATCGCCGGTTCCTTCAAAAAGTTCAATAAATTCGAAGCCCGCAACCGCCATCGCCGTCTCATCGTCTAACTCGTGCAGTTGCTTCGGGCTGCCGTCAGATTCAAACAGCTTCCGAGGGTCGAAGAACGCCAGCTTCGCAATCTCCTGCAGCACTCTTTCCTGAGAAATCTCGAGTTTTCCGCAAACTTTTCCGACTTTTTTAGCGATTGCAGCCGCGACTTTAGGATTCTTCAGCAGCTGACAGCCTTGCGACTCGGCCGTCTTTTTGCTGTAACCCGCTTTGATTGCAGCAGCTTTCGCGTCCAGCCTGACGCAGTATTCAGCTACGAAGATTTCCTGTCTTTTTGTAAGGTTTTTTGCCATTTTCTTAACTCGGCCCAATCTCAGCCATCACCATCAATAGTTCCGCCGGAACCCGAAGCCCCTCGGCAATCCGCAATACACTGCTCACTCCCGGCAGGCAATAGCTTCTCTCCAGTTTTGAGATATATGTCCTCGGCACATTCATCACCGCCGCGAGCTCGTATTGACTCATTCCGCGCCAGCTGCGAAGCTTCGCTAGAGCCCACCCAAACTGCAGCCGCCTCGGAACTCTCTCAACCGCCGGTGCACATACGGCGTCCGGCTCGACTTCAGGCGCCTTGACTCGCAACTCCGCCAGCGGCGCATGACAGCGCCGGCAGAGATTCGAGACCGTCATAAACTGCACCAGCTGGCAGTGATCGCACCGGCACACCTCGCGGCCATCCACGGGCTCAAGCTTCACCGATCAGTCTCCTTTGAGCGCCTTCCTTGCGATGCCTGCGCGCCAGCCGCGCCGCCTCCGCGCTTCCATACAGCACACAGTCCCGGTGATCGAGCTCAAACATCTCTCTCAGCTCCAGCAGCCGATGCTGGTCCTGATACTCCGCGCGTCTCAACTCCATCGCGCTGAAACACGCATGGCAGTGCAGAGACTGCGTCCGGTCGTTGTACTCGATATGGTCCATAGATGACGAGGGCGGCTCATCGCCGCCCCCACCCACCGCTCCCAAGGAGGAAAAGAGCGTCAGGAACTTTTACGCAAATACCACCCGGTCAGCCACCGAGGGCCGAACCATCCACTGCGCCCGCTCAATCGCCCGCTCTTCCGCCGGCAGTAACTGGCGCAGGTTATCTCTCTTCACCGCTTGTCCCCAGGCATTCAACTCAATCTCGCGGTTGGTGATCACCGGCCGCGTCAGTTCGCTATTCGAAGGTTCGGCCACGGGGATGAACGCATACCCGATCACTTCGCCACTCTGCGTAATCGCCACGACGCTCTTCTGCGCCTTCAGCTCCGCGGCCTTCGACTCGCCGATAAAAGCCAAAAGCTTTCCCGCAGCGCTCCATAGTCTCAACGCG